TTAATAGGCTGCTGAAAGCGTGCATCGGTTGCCATTGGCAAAGGTCGGCAAATAGTGCCGTCTTGCTCGCTTCTCGCCTCATGCGGCATAAGTGCAATACCTCCAATCTTAACCAATATGTCGTTAAGTTGGGTTAGTGGGCCAAACTTCAACATATCGTTTTGCCAAAACAGATAGTTGCCATCACTTACCATGTTACGATCATTCTCCAGTTGCAAGTATCGTGCAACCAATGGATTTGCTTTAATGTATCTTGCCATAATCTTATATTGATTAAATTGTTATTTGATTAATATTACGTTATCGTCTGCATCAACGAATACTGCGCCGTCGCTGTCTTCCCATGCACACGTAGGGCCAACGTCCTTAACGTCCAAACCATAAACACCGCCTAACGTCTGACTAACCTTTCCTGTTGAAAGCGTCGGTTTCATTCCATGCGCTATGAGCGAATAGTTAAGCGTTCCTGACTGTGCGTTGGTCGCAACATACCAAAGCGGCAATAACTCACGTTCCGGATTGTCGATCGTGCCGTTAGTGTTCCAAATCTTCGCCGTTGGCGCAATCTCTAACAAACCACTTGGTAGGTTGGTAGGTAGTTCGCCGATGTCGTACTCAAATTTTGGGATTCTACGGATAAATGCCACTAACTTAGTTGGGGCGTTGCCCGATAGTGTCACGCTGCTTGGGTTTCCGTCCGGGCTATACTTTGCCCTGCATCGCAAATAAAGTTCTGTACCCATGAGGCTACGATTAACGGTACAACTGTTTCCGTCTGCTGCTACCGCTACGTCATAGTCTAACGTGGTGTCGCTGCCTACGGCGGTAAATGTTCCATCGTCTCGCATTACCTCCCACACAAACAAACGCTTATTCTCCGGGCACTCATTAACGCCCAATCTCAATGATGCGTGTACCGTCTGCGTGTCGGGGTCGCTCAATGGGTTGTAGATAGTTTGGGCGGCTGCATCCAATACCAGAAGTGGCGTGTATGCTGTGGCGTTCTTGCATTGTACTTGGTACGGCTTGATGATGTGGTGTACCTGATTAGTACGTGGGTCTTTGTAGTCCGCTTCAAATCGTAGATTCATAGGTATCTGCGGCTTGGCGTTCTTCTTGATCCTGATACGTCCGGCATTTGCACCCTTTCTGACTACCTCAAAGTCGGCGTTAGTGCTGTCTATTAACGTGTCGGCCGCTCCTCTGTTCACCTCATACCAGACTACGTTAGTGAGGTCTTGATTAATCAAGCCCGGCGTTAAAACCTCGTCTTTGTCAAGTCTGCCGATATTCGGCTGCACTATTAAGTTAGATGCGTCTATGGTGTAATCGGGCGTATATGTGTCGGTGTCTGCGTCGTAGTTCTGACTATCCGATACGCCGCCCTCAACCACCATACTAACATTAATTTGCAGTGGCTTAAAGTTGAAATCAAATCTTTTTGTTTTCATAACTGCGCTATGTTTAAATTAATACTCGTAACTGACTGCCGCCGTTGCTGCTTCGTTGCCCATGCCATCACGCAAAGTAACGGTAGCCGTAAAGCGTATCACTTTGGGCATATAGCCGTTAAAGTCCATGTCCTCGGCTGTGAGGTGTAAAGACTTTCCGGTATTGGCGTGTCGCAAACTCCAAACATTGTCGCTTGCCGTTCTCTCGTTTCCCTCTGCGTCCTCGCTGTATCTCGTCCACATTACGTCTGCGTCCAAAATATCATCTGTGATATTCATATTATACAGGGTCGCCACGATGGTTAGCGTGAGGTCTATTTTGTCCGGGTCTAAGATACTTTCAGGCTCTTGGAAATCTACGGCAAAGTCTGGGTTTCCCTCGATCATCGCCCAATCGGTATTGTTCCATGCCGGGGCGGTCGTTGTGAGGTTCTTGCAACATCTGTACTTGCAGCCATTAAACCAAACGTCTGATGTCTCATACTCCCCGGTGTCCGGGTTGATAGCATCGCAATAGTACTTACCGCTTTGCGTCCATGCCCCACGATCCACATACGTAACCAACGGCTTACCAGTCCACTTGTTAAGTCTGATAACGTCCATTGTGACGATACCCGGTATATACATATAGTCTAATCCGTCACGTATCGGCAAAGGGTTGCCGTTATCGTCCAATAGCTCGTACACAAATTCGGGCAAACTGCCGAAAGCTGCACCGTAGTTGGCATTATCCAAAATCGGCTTAGTCACTCCCTTTAGCTTGACGATTCGCCCCTCTGTGCTTGATAGGTACAAACAATCTTGGCGTTTCGTGTCCGTTTGGTTTCCCCATCGTGCAATCTTCATCATTTCACACGGTGGGTAGTTTTTGCCGCTTGGTACTTCGGTGTCCGGGTACTGCGTCACCTCAATGTAGTTGTTAGCGGTATTAACGCTATTAACTCTAAACCATGCCGTGTAATACTTGCCGCTGCCTTGCGCCAAAGTATTGATGATGCCCTTTAGTACGTTGTTCTCGGCTTGGGCGGTAAAATATCCGTCCCACTTGCTTTTCAGGTGCAAACCAAAACAACCATCGCCCAAATCGTCCACACTCTCGATTGTGTCTGCTTCTGTTAGAAGTTGGTCGCCCTCGATTGCTGACAATCGGTTTACTATCAATTCCAGACACTCAAAGTAACTGCGCACTCTCAGGCTTTCCACCTCGGCGTTACCTTGTGCGTCAATACCTGCGCCCTTACCTGCATACAGGGATTTGACGAACTCGCCAAAGTGTGCGCCGTCCTTGAATATTGCCAAACCGATAGCCGTTAAGCCCTGCTGAAAAGTAATGTGCCCTTGCGCTATGTCGGCGGTAATCTTCGACAAAAAGCGGTCGTTAATCGGGCTATCCTCTGCAACGTCTCCGGCTAAATCGGAATAGGCGGCACGGCTCGCATATCCGG